CCCAAGGTTTAATATCCAGAACAATCTAACCTACTGCCATTACAATCTGTATAACAATACGAGTAGACCTACAAACTCTTTTAACTCTGTAAACTTTGCAGCTATTCCAAAGAAGCCAGAGTATAGAGAGTGTATCATTCCAAAGCACGATAAGTTTGTAGAGATTGACTTTGATGCTTACCACGTAAGGCTTATTGCTGATGCAGTGGGTCATGAGTTTACTTCTGAGAGTGTACACGTTCAATTAGGTAGAGAGTACTTCAATAAGCAAGAGCTTACTGAGGAAGAGTATGAAGAGAGTAAGAAGATTACCTTTCAACAGATGTATGGTGGTGTAGAAGAGAGATACAGATACATTAGCTTCTATGATAAGGTAGTTGAGCTTAAGAATACTCTCTGGAATGATTTTACCACAAAGGGATATGCAACAGCACCTATCTCAGGTAAGAAGTTTAGCAATCGACTTAAAGATATGCACGGATTAAAGTTAATGAATTATATCATCCAAAATTTGGAAACCTCAAGAAATATCCTTATCTTGAAAGAAGTGTTAAAGTTTCTGAGGGACAAGAAAACAAACATAGCATTGTACACCTACGATGCAATACTGTTTGATGTTAGTGAGGAGGATATAAACATTGTGGAACAATTAAAGGGTATTATGAGCCAAGAAGGCAAGTACCCAGTTAAATTAAAAGAAAGTAACAACCTAGTTTTATGATTTACGATTCTATTTATAACGAAAGCGAGAATTTTGTTATAGACGATATGAGTAATAAGTTAATTTGTACTTTTACAGCTCCCGATAAACTTGACGAAACATTAGAGATGATCCAAAAGGACTACACAATCCTTTACGATAAGATCTTTGTTCTCGAATGCAAGAGTATGGATGAGTATGTATGTACGTATAACATTGACCTCAACAACCTCAGGTCTCTCCCACCTAATACCGTTCAGGTACATCGCAAGAAGGAGACAAATACCCTCTACACAATCAATGCACTCAATGCAATCATCATGTCTTTGAATGAGGGAGTGCTAGATAAGAATTTTAGAATCAACTGGAGCGACTATAGAAACTGTATGTTGCTCACTTCAAACAACGATCCGAAAAGGATTAATACGAAATTACATAAAATAATCGACCTAAGCGTTGACTCGTATTAATATAGTTCGTATATTGTATCTACAAATAAGTTATTAATCAAAATTAGTTTTAGACAATGGATTTAAATGCCATCAAGAGCAGACTATCTGCAATGAACAATGAGGGACAACGCAAAGAGCGTGTAGACCCTGAAAAGACTTTCTGGCGTCCAACAACCGGAAAGCATCAAATTCGTATCGTACCTTCAGCGTATGATCCTAACTATCCTTTCAAAGAGTTGTTTTTCCACTATGGAATTGGTAAGTACCCAATGTTAGCGTTATCTAACTTCGGTGAACAAGATCCTATCGTAGACTTTGTACAAGAGTTACGTAAGACAAACGACAAAGACAATTGGTCTATGTCAGGTAAGCTCCAACCAAAGATGCGTGTATTCGCTCCAGTAGTAGTACGTGGAGAAGAAGACAAAGGAGTTCGTCTATGGGGATTCGGAAAGAACATCTACAAAGAGCTTTTAGCTTTAGCAGAGGATGAGGATATTGGTGACTACACTGATGTAGTAAATGGATTCGATCTAATCGTAGAGCAGACTCCAGGTAACCCTTACCCACAGACTTCTGTTCGTATCAAGCCTAAGATGTCGGTATTGTCAGATGACAACAACAGTGTTGATTCTTGGTTAAAGGAACAACCTAACCCAATCGAGTCTTACACAAAGTACGATTACGATTTCGTTAAGAAGCAGTTAGCCTCATGGTTAGATCCTGAAGCAGCAGAAGAAGACTCACCAGCACCAGCTCGTGCAGCTGCACCTGTAAGTCCTGCTAACCCACCTGCAAACAACTTTACTGCAGAGAATGCAACAAAAGGAAAGAGCGATACTGTTAGTCAGTTCGATCAAATGTTTGGAGGATCTGATGACTTGCCATTCTAATATATGGCAAAGGTAAGATCAGCTAGTGCAGCAGCTTCCTCTAAGGTAAAGTCTAACTTTGACCTTGGGAAGTTTAAGAAGAGTAAGAAGCTATCAACAGCTTCTATAAAGTTCAAGGAACAGAGCTGGATACCTATGTCTCCAGCGTTCCAAGAGATTACCTCTGTACCTGGTATACCTCATGGTCATATTACAATCTTACGTGGTCATAGTGACACAGGAAAGACTACAGCACTCCTAGAGGCTGCAGTTAGTGCTCAGAAGATGGGTATAATTCCTGTGTTCTTGATTACGGAGATGAAGTGGTCTTGGGAGCATGCTAAGGAGATGGGTCTAGAGTTTGATGAGATTGCAGATCCAGACACAGGTGAGATTGTTGACTTTGACGGTTTCTTTATCTATCAGGATAGAGGTACGTTACAGACTATTGAGGATGTAGCAGGCTTTATGGCAGATTTGATGGATGAGCAGAACAAAGGTAACCTACCATACGATATGTGTTTCTTCTGGGATAGTATTGGTTCAGTTCCATGTGAGCTATCAGTAAAGTCTAATAAGAACAACAACGAATGGAATGCAGGTGCAATGTCTACACAGTTTGGTGGTAACATCAATCAGAAGATTTTGCTCTCTCGTAAAGAGGGTAAGCCATATACAAACTCACTTGTAGCCATCAACAAGGTATGGACATCAAAGCCATCCTCTCCAATGGGTCAACCAAGAATGGAGAACAAAGGGGGTACAACGATGTGGTACGATTCTACAATGATTGTTACATTTGGTAACGTAACCAATTCAGGTACTTCTAAGATCAAAGCGATCAAAGACGGAAAGACGGTTGAGTATGCTAAACGTACAAACATCCAGGTAGATAAGAATCACATCAATGGTGTAACTACCAGAGGTAAGATTGTAATGACAAGTCACGGATTTATCTTAGATGATAAGAGTGCATTGGATAAGTACAAAGAACAAACAAAAGAGAAGTGGTTTAATTTCTTTGGAAGTAGCGACTTTGAGCTGATAGAGGAAGCTCCAATGGAGGAAGACTCAGCAGCAACTAAAACCATGTTTAATGGGGAATAACTATTTGGATCTTTTGAATTCTATTCAGAAGAAGGAGGAGCAAACTCGTAACAGCGATGTTATGTTGGTAGACTGTATGAACATGTTTATCAGAGGCTTTGCAATGATACCCGCAATTAATCCACAGGGTCAGCCAGTAGGCGGCCTTGTGGGCTTTATGCGATCATTGAATTTCAACATAAGACAACTACAGCCTACTAGGGTTATTTTGGTCTTTGATGGGATTGGATCAAGGCAGAACAGACAGAACATCGACTCAGATTACAAAGGTACTCGTGGTCTCAAAAGAATTACCAATTGGGAGTTCTACGATAACCAAGAGCAAGAGCACGCAAGCTTCTCTAGCCAAATGGATCGATTGATAGATTATTTGCATCAACTACCTGTTGATATGATATCTGTCGATAAACAAGAAGCGGATGATATCATTGCTGTGATAGCTAAGCGTATTGAAAAAGAAGGTAACAAGTGTACGATAGTATCTTCGGATAAGGATTACCTACAACTACTTTCAAGTCAGATCAAAGTGTATGCTCCAATCAAAAAGAAGCTATACGATTACGATCTATTTGTTCAGGAGTACAAAGTCTTACCAGAGAACTTCATATACTACAAGTCTCTTCTAGGGGATAATTCAGATAACATACCAGGAGTAAAAGGATTAGGTGCTAAGACCCTTCTCAAAGAGTTCCCAGTAATTACTGAAAGAGTACTTCCTAACGGACTTGATGTTATCTTTGATCAATGCGAAACTAACATTGAAGGCAAAAAGATATACTCTAAGATATTAGAAAGAATTGAGAGGGTACAATTAAACTACCAGCTGATGGATTTACATAACATAGAACTACTTCCAAGAGATTTAGAATATGTAATGTCGATTTATGAGAGAGGCTCAGCAAATCTAAACATCTACAGCTTTTTGAAGATGGTGGAGGAAGACCAGCTTGATGGTCACTTCACAAAGAATACAGAAGGATGGTTGGAACATCTTCGCTACTTAACGCAACAAAAGTAGAAAAGAAGTTGCATATTGCAACAAAGTTCCTTATCTTATCCTAAGCAATAAAAGTTTTAATAAAATAGTTACATGACTCTCAAAACGCTAAGCCAATATGGCAAAGGGTTCCAAGTGAAAGTACTTGGTTCTCTTCTTACCGACAAAGCTTTCCTACTGAATGTACGAGATGTACTACAGTTCGATTACTTCGATTCAGAGGCACACAAATGGATCGTTCGTCAAGCAGCTTCATATTTTGACAAGTACCACGCAACCATTACGATGGATGTACTTAAAGCAGAATTACTGAAGCAGGATAACAAGATTTTACAAACAGCAGTTAAGGAAGAGCTCCGCAACTCTTATCAAGCCACTCAGGATGATTTAGAGTACGTACAAGAGGAGTTCTCTACCTTCTGTAAGAATCAAGAGCTTAAGCGAGCTTTGCTTGAGTCTGCCGATCTATTGAACGATGGCGACTATGATGCAATCCGTGGTAAGATTGAGAAAGCTATCAAGGCTGGTATGGATAAGAACATTGGTTTGGACTATGCTAAAGATATAGAGTCAAGATACAGAGAAGATTATAGACCAACAATCCCAACACCATGGGAGGTCTTAAATGAAAATATTGGAGGAGGATTTGGTCCTGGAGATCTAGTTATTGTGTTTGGTAACCCAGGTGGTGGGAAATCATGGACTATGGTAGCGATGGCTGCTCACGCTCTATCATTAGGTTATAATGTGAATTATTACACATTGGAGTTAGGTGAAGGGTATGTAGGAAAGCGTTTTGATGCATACTTCACAGGAGCGACAATGGATGACATTAACACCCAGAGAGAAGCAGTCGAGAAGATTCTAGAGGGTTTACCAGGTAAACTAATCGTAAAGGAATACCCACCCAAACAAGCATCAGTCACAACCATAAAGAGTCATATCCAAAAGTGTGCCGACATGGATCATAAGGCTGATATGGTTATTATCGACTACGCTGACTATTTGAGAGGACCTTCTAAAGGTAAGTTCAATGAGCGTAAAGATGAGATTGATGATGTTTACGTTGCGTGTAAAGGGTTAGCAAAAGAGCTTCAGGTACCAATTCTCACTCCTTCCCAAGTAAACCGTGCAGGTGCCAAAGATGATGTAATCGAAGGTGATAAGGCTGCAGGTTCGTATGATAAGTTGATGGTTGCTGATATGGCTTTCTCACTCTCTCGTAAGAAGGAGGATAAGGTTAGCGGAACCGGTAGATGGCACATCATGAAGAATCGCTACGGAATGGATGGTATGACGTATAATGTGAACATGAACACAGATAATGGTCATATGGAAATCCTTGAGGGAGATGAGGGAATATATGTCCCACCAGCATCACAAGATACATCGGTAGCAGGAGTGGATACAACTGACCGTTCACTACTTGCCAAGAAGTTTTTTGAGATGCAAAGTAAGAAGGGTTAATATATATTCTATTTATTCTTCACCTACCAGAATTTAATTTAACAATCAACAAAATTTAATAGAGATAATGAGTCTACTAACAGAACGCGTCGTCTACAAACCTTTCGAATATCCTGAAGCACACGGCTTCTGGTTAAAGCAACAACAAGCCCATTGGATCCATACAGAAGTACCAATGGCCAATGATGTAACGGATTGGAATTCCAACCTAAAAGATCATGAGAAGAATGTCATTGGTGGTATCCTAAAAGGATTTGCACAGACAGAAACAGTAGTAAACGATTATTGGACTGGACTTGTTACTAAGTGGTTCCGTAAGCCTGAGGTGATAATGATGGCTACAACCTTTGGAGCATTTGAAACTATCCATGCTGAAGCATATTCTCTATTGAATGAGCAATTAGGATTAGATAACTTTGCAGAGTTCTTAGAAGATGAGAGTACAGCAGCAAAGATTGAGTCCTTGATGGA